AACTCATAAAATTCTCCGCAATAAACGCATTGACAATCGAAGTGCTCTTTGATAGCTCTTCTCCAGAGCCGTTTAGATTCTGAACTTGTCATCGTTATTAAATTGTGTAAATAGTAATCAGGGTTTGGTAGTAATGGGGTCATTAAATTCTTCTGTAAGCTCTTCTTCGTACTCTTCTCATAGGACGACGTTTACGCATCATTCTACTCTGTCTGTTAGAAGTGTTGCCACCGCCTCTTCTAAAGAATCTGTTTCTAGGACGTCTGGCTGGTCCGCCTCTACGTCTCCGTCTTCTTCCTTCTACAGCTCCACCTCTTGCACGGTTAGCTTTGCGGTTTTCTGCAACTAGCTTGCCACCTTTATGTGACATGTCGGTCAATGGACCGGGCTTACGTCTGCGACGTGCTCTTTGTAATTTAGCACGATATCTCCTTTTTGCTGGAGTATTATTAATGCGGGTGTTATCACGGATATGTTTTTTACGTGATCTTCTATTCCTACGATAGAACCTTGCAGTTCTGCCGGGTCTAGGACTTAATCTTGGAGCCATAAAGTCTACTCTTTACTAAATTTGGGTCTACTTTGGGTATAACGGAAGCTAACCTATCTAAAGGACTACCTTCAAGAGCAACACCTGTAATATCGTTGGTTTTGAGCCAATCACATGCTGCCTTCAAGTCTTGGGTAGTTGCTTCGCCACTTTTTATTCTACGTAAGAAATCTTCTGTAACAAGATAGTGCAACTCGTTAAATCTTTCTTCAGCAGCCTTTTTAGGTATTACTCTTGTATTTGTCATTCGATGTCTAATCCTTTTTTAACTATTTGTAGTGCTCTGTCATCGAGCTCGTTATCTGTAGATTCAACTAGCTTTTCTAGCAAATCGACAACAAACTTCTTGAACTTGTCACTTTTTAGACTTGTTAGTACAAGTGGTTTAATTAGTGCTAACATTATTTAGTCTCCTTTTTAGCTTTAGGTGGTTTCTTTTTAGCAGCTGCTACCTTAGCTTTAGCGTCAGCTTCTCTTGCTGCTATTTGAATTGATAGTGTACTCATTAAAATGGTAGGAATTTCTTTTTCTTTGGTTGAGGTGGTAACAATGATTGTATAGGTACGATGTCTTGACACAGGTGAGCTACCCGTGTACCCGGTCTTATGGTAAAACCTTGACGTTGTAAATCTGCACATTTTAATGCTCTTACAAGTTCGTAATCTAATTGCATCTTCTCCTCTTGACGCTTGGCAATACGTCTGCATTGCTCAAGACCTCGCTTGTCTAGAGGAACCATAAAGTTAACTTGAAAACCCCAGTTCTCAGATAAGGTATAGCTACTAGGCTCCATACCTGATTCTTCTCCGACTTCCCAAGGTTTTGTGTGATTGCCCATATAGAATGGACTAAATGTCATAGTAGATCCGTTACATGATATGTTAGGACCATAGTTTTGACGTGACATTGAGCCGTTGTTCTGAAACTGTACGGCTTGGTTTGTCACATTACCTGTAGCTGCTGCAACAGGGTTTGAGCTATTATTTGTATCTCCTTCTGCAAACGCTGGTCCTACTGTGAGAAGACAGACAGCGATGTAGTAGTAGAGTTTATTGTATAGTTTCTTGTAGTATCCCATTGTTCAACTAATCCAGCAGCTCTAGTTGTTGTCTCTAATGACCAAGGTAATGTGGTATCAGTTACAGTAAATACTGCATCTCCACCAGCAATTCCAGCACTAGCTGATGCTGTGATGTTACTACCGTTCCATGTGTTTACGGCAGCACCGAAAACCTGACGTTGCTCGACCTCAGTTATCGTTTGGGTTGTAGTTGTTGTACTATTCATCGACCCTGTAGTAAACTGGGG